ATGGTTGTGCAACTACAGGAAAAGGTGGTCAAATATTTTATAGTAATATGGAACTGCATCACGCATAATAGCCTTCATGGTATGAACTGGGTACCAACCATGTTGCACTCCTCGCATGAACGACAACGAATGCACTTTTGCATTATCTATGTAAACATGGAACATCTAGGTGCTCCAACAGTGGAGCTGTTCAGAATAGGATATCATATCATTGGAATGGTAACAGAGTCCCTGGGCGTGACAGGCAAGCTGCTTCAGCGGGTCGTGTCCATCGTCACTAGGGCCACCACGCAGCCCATCACAAGCTCAGCAATCATAATGGTTTTTGGATACTACTGGTCAGTTTAGTATTGCTTTAGGACCTTGTGTTAGCCGATATCGTCTCGTATATGCTCCGCAAGGATAATGGCGCAAAAGCGCGGGGCTGCTGCGCTAGGCTAGTCCGGCGATACGCAACCTGTGTGCACGACTGGCCGGGAAACTTGTGCTTTTTCAAGGGCAAGCCATCTGCAAAGCCGAGGAAGTGCAAGGTTGTTTGCAACTTGCAGGCGGAGCTTGGATCCCCTGCAGAACTTGATGCAAAGCAATACGTAACAATGTTTTACGGGGATGTTCTTCGTTCAGTTACGTGTCATGCTGTGTCGTTTGCCCAAGTCGCTGGTGTAGACCCGGGGGCTTGGTTGAGAAGCTGACCAACGAAGGTGGCTTTTTTCTGGTCGAAGGTGTTGCTGCCAATTTATTGATGGCGGCGGAGCTTCGCGCACTGCGGTGCCTTCCCGCGAAGTGGAGATCACGACCTCTTCGAGCAGGCTGGCTGGCTGCTCTGCGGCGAAAGCGGGAGTGGATCGTGGTACCGACGCGAACGCGAGCTAGAGCGGGGTTTTGGTAAAAATTTTCATACAAAGTTTTCGAATCGGATTGAACATCGCATCAAGACACAACGCCCATAATAGCCAGGACATCTGGGCGTTGTGGGCCGGATGTGCGTCAGAAGCCGCCCTGGTAAGGGCGAGGGTTAAATCAGGATGCGAAAGGCGGGCCGCGGGAGGCCGGGGAGAAGAGGAGCGCTACGTGGAAGGAACAGGTCAGCGGTGGCAGGTGGAGCGGCCGCCTGAACGGTATGAAAAAAAGCGTGGTGTCTGCGGCCGGCAGTGCGGCAGATGCCAAGCAAAGAGCAGAGCGGGCAATGATTCTTGCGGGTTTTTTCGGTTTTTGATCCCGGCGCGGACGGATCGTCACTTGAATCTTCTTGATGCCGAATGCCGTACAGAGCTCCGATGACTTGATCGCAAAGGCATGCACTAACAATCGTTCAATTTTGGCGATGTTCTTGGTTCAAGTACATATTGTCTCAAACCCTACCGGTTCTTTGTACGCGGGGAGGCGCGCCCTTGTGCGCTGCGGCGCGCACCGGGCGCGAAGCGCGGGGCGATGTGCCACCCAATGCTGCTAGGATTCCGTCGGGAAGGGGGGCGAGCGCTGGGTGACAAGAAAGCGGCGACTGGTCGCCGAGCCATGCAATCCCATTGATTCGGCCCGATTGGAAGTGCCACATCGGCGTCTGCCCAAGGCGCATGGCCATCCAGAGCCTTGCGGGCAGCGGCGCCCGGAGTCTGGCCGTACTCGGAAAGACGCTTGTGCGCCCGCGGGGCCCTCGCAAGTGCCAAGCGGGCGGGGATTCGGCCCCTCCCCCGCGGCCGCGATGCGCTCGCCCGCAGCCTGCCCCTCCACCCCTCGGCACCCGACCTGCCGACATGCCCGTTGCCGTGCCGCCACTGCCTGCCACCCGCACCCGGCGCAGTGCTGCCCGGCCTGCCAGCCGCCCGCCGCCCGATGTCTATCGTACGCCTCCCGCCCGGCCGCCTTCCCATGCCCGCCCTCCGCCCGCGGCCGCCCGCCGCCTTGTCGCCTGCCCCGCCCCGCCACCCACAGCCAAAAGGCCCGCTGCCCGCCGCCAATTTCGCACCCGCCGCAGCGCTGCCCCTCCGCCCCACCGCCACTCGCCACCACCCTCCTGCTGCCTGCTAACATGGCGCTCGAATGATTAGCCAGCACGCAGCTTCGCCAGCAATACGTAACTGGTTTTTTGTGGCTGTACTCATTCGTTACGTATTGCTGGAGCGCATTCGAGCTGGTGACGGACGTTGGCCTTCCCAATCACCATTACGACACCCGTAGGCCTGCATTGGAGGGATCTCTGGCGGCTACGCAGCTACCAGAGTCTTGACCAGCACCACAACGGGCCAGCACAGCCGATTCCTCAGCGACGGTGCCAACTGGAACATGATATCTGTAGCCGGAATCACGCCGTTATCGGGATCTCGTCGCACCCAGACGTGTCGCAGCGCCAGAATTTCTTCATCAACGCCACCAACATCACTACACTCTTCGCGCCCAAGCAATACGTAACTGGTTTTTGGTTCAGTTCGTGTTGTGGTAGTCGTAGTCGTAGTCGTAGTCGTGGTCGTGGTCGTGGTGGTGGTGGTGGTGGTGGTGGTGGTGGTGGTGGCGTCGGTCGTGGTGGTCGTGTTAGTGACGACGGCGGCGGTGGCGGTGGCGTAGCAGTAGTCGTAGTTGGTATTCGAGGTGGTGGTGGTGGTCAGACGGCGACTGCTGCTGCATCCTGTCACCCGTTTCGCGCTGGCGGCTGGTGCTGGCTCATTCTGCTGCTGCTGCTGCTACTACTACTGCTGCTCGCGGCTAAGTAGCACTGGTCGGCGTAGTAGTACTCGAATAGTGCTAGTAGTAGTAAGTAGTAGTAGTAGTCGTCGTCGTCGTCGTCGTCGTGGATAATGGTTTTTGATATACATTCAGTTACGTATTGCTATTTTGTGTATACATAATAAGACTTTGTGGAAAGTCAAGCGGTATCGCAACGTTACAATCTCTATATGCTCTTCTGTTTCATCGTTCAGATTTTCAATCGGCATCCTTTAACGCGGTAACGAGGTAGGGCTTCAACGGCTTTGCCCATATCTAAGGCTCCATGATCTGTAAACGATACCCCGGTTTTCATCATTTCGTAGCTTAAATGTTCCTTGCTGCTAAGAGCCTTGTTGACCTAATAATCCCCAAGCCGCATGTCTTAGTTGTGCATCTTAGCAGGCTGTTTCTTGACCATTCCGTCAAAGTATTGACTAATAACCGTATGGTTTCGCCGCTGATAACACTTCATTAATATCATTACTTTGCTGTGTTCCTGCTGTGAATGTTTCCCTGCTTCTACAGTTCAGTCATAGCACCCACCCCGTCATCTGATTTTCTCGGTATCTTCTTCTTTATCCATTCTTGAATGTTTTTTGCATTGTTACTGGTAAGTTTAGTATTGCTATACCTGGCCTTTGCCTTTAAGGTCTCCATGGTACCAGTTTTCTTCTGTTTTGGGAGTTATAGCTTCTGCCTAGGTGGGTGCCCATATCCTTGAAGCATTTGCTTGATGTCCTGTTTTTGCTTGTGCCAACTGAGGTCCATGGTGTACCATACTCCGAGGAGTTTGTATGGCTTCCTGGGGTCTAGTGTTTGTACTGGTTTGCCTTGCATTTGGATGTCCGTTAAATTCTGTGTAGGGCTGGAAGTCATATGGCTTGGTGGGACTCAGCAATCGTTAAATTGCGGATATTACTCGTTCAGTTACGTATTGCTGCCCTCGGTCCTCGCCCGCGGCACTGCGAGCAATGGTGAAGAGGAGCAGGCAGCAGGCGCCTTGGCGAGCGTCGCAGCCGGAGCGCCGAGGCAGCGCCGGGAGAGCCGGGAGCGTTTACCGAATGGTCGAGCCTGGCGAGCGGGCGCGAGCGGAATGCTCAGGCTTCATCGCCGAGAAAACATTCCAGAGCGTGGACCCGTCACCGATGACCGAGGAGTGGTGGAAGTGCCGCGTGGTGGGTGCCAACTCTTGAGCTACTCGTTGTATGCCTAAGTGCAAGCACCACTGCGACACCTCAAGGATAAGCAATCCACAGGGGCGCGGCTCGCTTGCCTCTGCAACAGCAGTCCCTGGTCGGGCCTGGTTGGGCATGATCGGATGCTCAGGCTAGTCACGGAGAAGCATCCACAATTGGCTAAATGTTTGTGAGGTTGCCCTTCGTTCAGTTACGTATTGCTACCTATTCAGGATTTGCGGGCGGCCAACTTCGAGGAACCCAACCCATGCGAGCCTATGTGGTCGAGCGTGACATCCAGCAAACCACGAGCAGGGTGCGGCGATTGTCCGAATTTGCAACATTAGGCTAACCCCTACATCTACCCCCATGGAGTTACCTGTGTACCGAATGACCGTGGATGAGGTGGACAGAAGGCGTGCAGTTTGTCGCCCTCGTTGATATGCCTGCCATCGAGAAACCGTTCCGAGCCTTTGCCAAGACCCTGCAGAGATTCGCCGAAACAGGGGAACGCCGTGTGCTGACAGGGCCGATCATGCTTGCCGACACTCCAATCTTCCGCAAGGATGACACGTATGGCGAGCACTATGTGGTCTTTGACAAGGCCACCATCAGGGAAAATCGTGCAGAGGTATTTCAAGCAAGGGAACCAGCACAACGTGAACGCCTATCACAACGCCGAACTCGATGGCGTGTATATGTTCGAATCCTACATCACCGATGCCGAGCGTGGCGTGATGCCGCCCAAGGGCTACGAGGACACCCTGATGGAAGCTGGTTTGGAAGCTTCAAAGTCGAGAACGACCGTAGGTTTGGGATAATCGCCATGCCTTCAAGGGTTTCTCGGTGGAAGGCTTGTTCGGCATGAAGAACACGGGAACCCGAACTTGAGGTCGCTCTTGCTGGCCTTGCAGATGACTTGACACATTTTTTGCAGCATATCCAACCCCAATACAAATCCCAATAATCTATGAACCTGAAATCAGCCATTGAAACACTCCGCACCGAACTGCGGAAATTCACCACCCAAAAGCAAGCCTTTGCCGACTACAAGTTGGCTGACGGCACTGTCATCCGAGTGGATGGCGACCTTGTTGCTGGCGCACCCGTTTACGTCCTGACCGAAGACGAAACCCTTCCCGCTCCTGACGGCGAACACACCGTTGAAGGCGTTGGCGTAGTCAAGACCGAAGGCGGCAAAATCACCGAAGTGGTTGTGGCCGAAGCCCCAGCACCTGCCCAAAGTTGCGGCCCAAGAAGTGGAAATCGAAGTAAGCCCCGAAGGAAGCACCCGAAGCACCAGCAGGCGCAGGGTTATCCCCCGAAGCCGTGCAGGAAATCGTTGCCAAGCACCTTGCCGCTATTGTCGAAGAATTGAAATCCGCAATGGCGATGGAACTCGGAAGCATGAAGGAGAAGATGGCCGCCTTTGCCTCGCAGATGGAAACCATGACCGACATCGTGGAGAAAGTCGCAGAACTTCCAAGCGAAGCGCCAAAGCCTACTGCATCCGCTATAGTGGAGCAACGCAAGGCCGCTGCATCGCAGAACTTTAATGCACTCGCACAAGCAATACAGACCCTCAAAAAATCCAATTAACTCTTAACCCCCCAAAACAAAGCCATGGCTTATTCATTCGTTTCCCCGCTGACTACTTACACCGAGCAGCAAAGGTTGCCCGCTCATCACCAAAGCGGTCTTCGCCGCTCGTACCGCCTCCCTCTTCACAAAGCAGGTGGGTATCAAATCGGCTGCTGCGTTGAACCTCATGGACACCGATGCTGCATTCCAATCAGGAACTTCCTGGCGGTTGGAATACGGCAGGTGCTGCATCAGGTGCGACCTCTTTCACCCAGCGCATCATCACCGTTGCGCCCTTGAAAATTCAAGAAGAACTCTGCCCTCGTTCCCTTGAGCAATACTGGATGCAGTCGCAGTTGACTGCTGGTTCATCTTACGATGGCGTTTCCATTTGAGCAGGCGTTCTCCGAGCAGAAAGCCCTTCGCATCGCCGAGGCTTTGGAAAATGCAATTTGGTCAGGTTCTACTTTGGTTACAGGTATGCGTAACCCTGTTGAACGCTGCATCGGGTACTGTCGTTCAGGCCAATGCTTCCAGCACTACTTGGACACCTATATCGGGTTCCACTGGTATTACTGGGAACAACGTCATCAGCATTTTTGACAAGGTTTACAATGACATCCCACAGGCCATCTTGACCCGCAACGACTTGGTAATTTTCTGCGGTTGGAATAACTTCCGTACCTTGATTGGAGCGTTCAAGGATAAAACTGGTGTAATGTACAACCAAGTGGATTTGCAGGGTCTTGCCGATGGCGACATCATCTACCCTGGCACAAACGTCCGTGTGGTTGCTGTTCCAGGCTTGACTGGCACTAACCGCATCGTCTGCTCCTACCTTGGGAACTTCTTCTACGGAACCGACTTGCTTTCTGACGAAGAGCAGTTTTCCATCTGGCATTCAATCGATAACGACTCTATACGTTTCCAAGCAGCCCTAAAATGTGGAGTGAATTTTGCCTACGGTGACATGGTTGTTGACTTCCGCTTGGCCTAATTTGTAGGGGGGCAATCTCTCCCTCGCTTTTTATTTTCAACTTAACTTAAACCCATACACATATGTCCTGCTCCTTAACTGACGGGCTACGCCCTCGGATGCCGCGATTCAGCTCGGAGGCATCGAAACAAATCTTCGTCCAAGCCTTCAACGCTACAGGCTCGGTTAACACCAACGCATCTGGTACGGTTACTGGATTCACAGGTTACTCTGCCAGCGGATTCTTCGAGTACGACTTGACCAAGGCAACTTCGTCGATGACCGAAACCTTGAATGCAAGCGTTGAGAACGGCTCAATCTTCTACGCACCCGAAGTAACCTTCACCATCAACAAGCTGCAGGTTGCCGTCCGCAATGAACTGCGCTTACTTGCTCGCGGTCGCTTGCTGGTCATCGTGCAAGACAACAACAACCGCTACTGGGTGCTTGGCTCTGCTAACGGAATGGAAGCCACCGCAGGAACTGCTGGAACAGGTACTGCATTCGGTGACCGTAACGGCTACGAGTTGACGCTTTCGGGTATGGAACCTGACCCGATGTTGCTCATCGCAAGCACAACATTCTCCGCCGCTGCGCAACAAATCAGCGGTTCGTAAGTATCTTTGACCTGCGGGCCTCCTTCCCCGCTTTGGTTTAGTGGACTGGGCCATCTCGAAAGGGGTGGCCCTTTTGTTTTTATCTTTACGCCATGAGAATCTGCATCGTTTACAACGCTCATCCAACAGGGTGTTCCTTTTATCGGTTGGAAATGCCCAATGCCTACCTTGGCGACAACTACACGGAGTTTGACTATGTGTGCGTGGACAACATCGCCAACGTCAACGATGAAGACCTAAAGACGGTCGATATTTGGCTTTTCAATCGTCTTTGGTGTCAAGGTACTCTCGAACAAATTCGTGGCGTGTACAAGGCTCTAACGGCGTTTGGAGCGAAGGTAATCTTGGACTTGGATGACTATTGGGTACTGGAATCGGGGCACATCATGTACAGGCACTATTTGTCCACGAAGTTGGATGAGCAGATTCGGGAACACATACGGCTTGCCGACCATGTGACCACGACGACCTGAACACCTTGCCCAAAAGATTCGGGTGCTGAACAAGACGTCACCATCCTGCCGAATGAACCATACGAAGCCTATCAGCAGTACATTCCCGACACGACGGCAGAACCAGAACCGCACCTGTTCAAAATTGGATGGTTCGGGCGGGGCGCAGCATCAGGAGGATATTGCCCTTGTGGAGCATTCCTTTGGCTTGCTTGCCCATGACAAGTCGCTGGATGGCAAGTAGCAAGATTTACCTCGGAGGATGGAACGAGAACCCCGTCTATATGGACTACGAGCGGATGCTATCCTGTAACGGTAAGAATGCGAACTACGGCAGGATCGAAGCCGCTGACATCTACTCCTATGTCGGTGGCTATAACTTCATCAACGCAACGATTCGCACCTCTGCGAGATACCAAGTTCAACCGTCTCAAATCGGAGTTGAAGGTGGTAGAAGCAGGCTGGATGGGCAAGGCCATCATCGCATCCGAGCCGATCCCTATACGGATATTCTAGTGCACGGCCATAACGGTCTGCTCAATCCCTTACGGCAAGAAGGACGCTTGGGTACAAGGCGGTCCGCAAGTTTGTGAATGAGCCTGACTACGCTCGCCATTTGGCCTTGCAGTTGGCCGAGGACGTGAGGGAACGCTTCGACATCGCCAAGACCGCAGAGCGCAGGGCCGAACTGTACCGAAGCATCGGGCGCAAATTGTGAAATTCGGGCGCATCCTACATTTGGGAATAGGATGATATACCTATCCCCCAACACCACGAACACCATCGTCGTCACTTGGACGCAGCGGGCATCTTCGGCGACCGCTACATCTTGCGACTCACGAACATCGCCAAGAACTCCAGCACGGACTTCACCCTGCTGAAATCGGCCAACCTTAGCAACTATACCGAACGCTATGACAAATTTTCGCTTGCCGTGGGGTCGCTTGAAACAGGCTCGTATAAGTATGAGGTTTATGATACCAATAGCACGGTTAGTGCAGCCGTTGCGGTGGTCTGAAACGGGCTTGGCGTATGTACAGGTAGTTTCCCTGACATTCAACACCTTTGCAAATTCCATCCAGTACACCGTCTTCGGGGCTTCCGACGAGGGTGTCTTTGACCAAACCTTTGACCAATCATTCGCATGAGCGTACAAACCCGAAGTCAGTTGGTGGCATCTGCTGCTACCATCACCAACGAAACCGTTGCAGGAGCCAACACCGCCGCCCGTGTGGGTGGGTCTATTCGATGACCTTGCCGATACCGCAACCCTTGACCGAGAGCGGGGTGTTGCGAATCGTTACATTGACACCCCTACCAACTGGACACCGACGCAAGGCCAAGCGGTTAAACTCACCGCAACGATGAAAGCGGGGGTTGTCAGTACCTACAACTTCACAAGCACAAGCTCGTCCATCACCTATACAGGCACAACGCAGGCGATGCTTCGAGTGTCGGTGAACATGGTGCTATCCCAAGGGAACGGCAACCAAATAAAGATTTACATCGCCAAGAATGGCGCAATCATTGCGCAATCGTTGGCTGACATTACGCTATCGCACAACAACGGCCATGCGGTCTTCACCGAAACGGTTCTGCAAGGCGCAGCAAACGACGAGTTCACAATCTACATCAACGCCGTGAATGACGGCGGGAGCATCGCATTTGAATCCTGATCCTTCACAGTCCACACGCTATGAGTATAAAGCAATCCTTCACCCAATGGCTTGGGATAGAACACAAAGTGCCAGTCATGTTGGAGAACAAGGCTGGCAAGTACATCACTTACGGGGCGTTCAACGAATACCCCTACTACCTGCTGGACAACTACCGCCGCAGTTCAAAGCACAACGCCATCGTTCAAATGGAAAGGTCAACTACATTGTTGGCGGTGGATGGCAGGCGGGTGAGAAGATGACGGTGGAGCAGCAGGCCCGCTACGCCAAGTTCTTCTGACGGATTATCCGAGAACATGACGACCTGAACGACATCACCAGAGAAACTCGTTTTGGACTTGGAGATTTTCAAACGGCTTTGCGGTGTGTGTCCATTGGAACAAGATGGGAACCATCGCTAAGATGGAGCATATTCCCTTTCGAGAAAATCAGGGTTGACAAAGAAGGTCGGATGTTCCAAGTTTGCCGAGTGGTAGCAACGACGACATGGTGCAGTTGTACCCCAAGATTGGCGATGTCGAGAAAATCCCTGCCTTCTACCCTGAATAACCGCATCGGCAAGCAACTGTTTTATTACAGGGTCTATGCCGCAGGCGTGAAGTCCTATCCCCTGCCCGAATACATGGGAGGGTTGGCATATATCGAAGCGGACTGTCAAATCGCCAATTTTCACAACAATAATCTGCGCAACAACTTTTGGGGTGGGTACTTGATAAATTTCAACAACGGCATCCCCGACGCCTGAAGAGCAGGGCGACATCGAAAGGCAAATCAAGCGCAAGTTTTCGGGAACGGATAACGCTGGCCGCTTTGTGGTTACGTTCAATGACGATGCAACCAAGGCCCCGACCCTTGAGCCGCTCACTCCATCGGATATGGATAAGCAGTTTGATATTCTCAACAAAACAATCCAGCAGGAAATCTTTATTTCGCACCGTGCGGTCAACCCTATGCTGTTCGGCGTGAAAACCGAAGGCCAACTTGGAGGCAGGCAGGAATTGGTTGAGGCTTACGAGTTATTCAAGTCCACCTACGTCAACGACCGAGTGAGGAAGGTGGAGCGGATGATAAACTACTTGGGCTCGTTCAACGGCGTGGAGGGGATGGAACTTATCCCTGTTGAGCCAATCACCGAGCGATTGAGCGAAGCAAGCCCTGCTGACCATCATGACCCCCGAAGAACTGCGGGAGAAAGCGGGTCTGCCCCCGTTGGAAAAGCAACCCGCTGACGTAGTCGGGCCGAATCCGCAACCTGACGAGCAACCGCAAGCCCCTGCGCAGTTGAGCAACGACAACATCAAAAAACTATCGGGCAGGGGAGTACCAGAACCTCATGCGGATTGTGCGGCACTACGCACAGGACAAAATCACCTTGGAGATGGCTCGTACGATGTTGTCCGCTGGATTCGGATTAAGTGCCGAGGAAGTCAATACCCTGCTTGGCGTGCAAGAGCAGAAGTTCAGCAATAGCAACGAACCTTGGTGGGGTGAGGAAGATGACGAGAGCGACCTCGGTTGGGGCGATGAGGAGTTCAAGGTTTTGGAGGTCGTTGCCAGCAAGTTCGGAAGCAATGCGGACGAGTACGTTCGTCATGAATAGCAGGCCAATTCGGTTTGATTCCGACTTGGATGCTCAAGTTCGTCAAGCCTTCGCTGAACTTGGCGAGGAGGAGAAGGAACTGGATGCAAAGATTGTGGCCTACCGCAAAAGAACCGTGACGCAAGTGTGGAAGAAATGGCCAAGGAGTTCGGGGTCAGCAAGGCCAAGGTCGCCAAGCGTGTGGCCTACCTGATGAACAAAGACCGCTACCCCATCGCAAGGGCTGCCGACCAAATCGTGGAGAAGAATCTACCCAAGGGCGTGAAGGAAGTTGCCGAACCTGTGCTTGAGGTGCGGTACAAATACGCATGGGCCGCAGGGTTCAGCAATGCCGACAAGAGCAGCAGCAGGGAGTTCTGCAAGGTGATGCTGGACTTGGCTGACCAAGGCAAGGTGTACACTCGTGCCGATATTGACGGCATTTCATCGATTATGGGTTACTCCGTTTGGAATCGCAGGGGTGGTTGGTATCACATGAAGAATGGCGTGAACCGTCCGCAATGCCGCCACGTGTGGGAGCAGCAGATAGTTATCCGTAAAGGCAACAAAATCAGCAAAGCATGAAGGCATTATTTATAAGCGAGCAAACGCTCTTGGACAATAGCGTAATTAACGAAAACGTCAAGCTTTACGCAGATACGGCCTACCATCGTGAAGGTGCAGGAAATGCGGATTCAGCCGATTGTTGGGTCTGCCCTGTACTCGGAATTGGTGGGCCAAGTGGTCAGCGGCACAACCACGGCCTTGAACAACACGCTCTTGGAGGATTACATTCAGCCTGCGATGGTGCAGTGGTTATGTTACGAACTCCCGATGGTGCTGGCGTTTAAGTACATGAACAAGGGCATGGTTCGCAGGACGAGCGAGGAAAGTTCCCAGATGAGCATGGACGAAATCACCCGCCTGACGGACAAGGTGAAGAACGATGCCGAATGGTACTCCGAAAGGATAACCCGCTACCTCATGGAGAACCGTGCATCATACCCGTTATTCAACGCACCGCCATCGGCCATTGACACCATCTACCCGAACGGTACCAATTACAATACCGGCATGGCCTTGGATGCAAGAACCCTGCGCCGTGGTGCTGGCCTTGACCGACCTTGGCCGTATGGCTACGACCCTTACTGCAACAACTGCTAAACTCTATGGGAGCGCACTCTAAAAACATTTTCGAAACTACAAGCCTATGTCTTGGATAAAAATAAAGCAAGCCTTGCTGACGCTGGCAAACTCACACCCGCAAGTGAACTCCTTCGGAACGGGCGACCCGCTTGCGATCAGGAACGGACAACACGATAAACCTGCGAACTCCCAGCCGTGAGCGCATCGTCTATCCTTTGGTATTTGCGGACGTGCAGTCAGCGACTACGGATTTGGGTAGCCTTAGCCTTGTGGTGGGTGTCTATTTCTCTGACAGGGTGGAATCCATTGCCTCGATGGGAGGCGTTGTTTCAGGCAGTCCGCTCTTGGGTTGGCAGGATAACGAAGACGAGGTATTGAGCGACCAACTGCAAATCGCACAGGACTTCATCTCAAGCCTTACAAACGACCCAAGCCAAGAATGGACGCTAAGTACCAGCGTTAACCTGACACGCTTTGTAGAGAGCCGTGATGACCGTACAGCGGGGTGGGTGGCTACGCTTCAGTTCCAAATCCCCTACAGCCACAGCGTTTGTGAAATTCCTTCGTAAAATACATTTACCCTAAAGCAACCCAAAATGCCTACTCCAATTCTACAACAAATGCTCGGCCAAGGTGGTACGATGCGAATTCATTGACGCAGCCGTCAGCGGTGCGAACTTCGACTTCATCGTGGTTAATGCCGCCGCAACCTTCACAACCCTCACGGGTACAGGAGGCGAGAACCTGCTGACTGCCTACGCTATGAGCGGCAAATCCGTGTCTGCGGGGATAGTTATTTCAGGCAGGAACGGTGGCAAGATTACTGCGGTTACGCCATCAGTCGGAAGCGTCATCGGCTATACATTCCTCTGAAGCGATGCTGATAGGCTACGGCTACGGCTACCCCACGAATATGCTGCAAGGCGGCTTGGCTGCGGCGGCATGGGCGGCGTTCAACACCCGTGCTGATGCTGACGGCGCAAGTACGGCGGAAGCGGCGGTTAGCGGTTGCCTTTACGGACGTTTTGCGGTGATATACAATTTCTAACAATGCCGACACCATCGCTAATCCTTGTGCCTGCTCGCTTCAAGACAGGTAAACTATACACTCCCTTGGCTACGACTTCGGGGGTACGGTGCTTGGTGCATCGGGCGACTTCAATGTAACTCGTGCGACTGCGGCGACAAGGGTCAACTCTGCTGGGTTGATTGAATCCGTGGCTCTCGGGCATCCCTCGCTTGGATTACTACACAAGCGGTGGTGTGGTCGGTTGCCCTGCTTTGCTCGTTGAGCCGAGTGGGCAGAATTTGGTATTGCAGAGTGCGGGGTTTGAGGTGAGCGGAAATTGGGGAACTACAAATGTTATTGTGACCACAGGAACAACGGCTGCGTTTACTGCACCTGATGGAACAACGAGTGCCGACTTAATAACCACAAAAGGATCAGGCTCATCATTTGTTCAGCTCGAAAACTTTACGGTTGCGTAAGGCACATATACAATTTCAGTTTTTGCAAAGGCAGGTAATTACGGACTTTTTAGAATCGGGAATGCGTCATCGGCCGAGCGCAGGTTCGGTTTAATCTTGATGCTGGAGCAGTCACGGGAACGGTCAACGGAGGCACGGCATCAATGCAGAATTACGGCAATGGATGGTATCGTTGCACTTTACAGTAGTTCAGGGATTGTTTCGCGAACTTCCAACCGTTGTTTTTGGTCCTTCAAACGCTCCTGAATGATACGAATGCAGTAAGCGGTTCAACGATGTTATTTCTGGGCGCACGACTTGAAACAGGCAGCGTTGGCAACTATCGCTACATACCCCACCACGACAGCACCAGTAACCCGCAACGCAGATGTGATTTCGGTCTTCGGGAGCGGTCAGCGGTTGCATCGGGCAGACCGAGGGTACGATTTATTGCGGAGGGAGCGATTAACGCTACTTGAACAAAATCTTTATCCCTCACATCAGGGACAAGCATATTCCCAAGTCGTGCGACTACAAACAGACGGCGGCAGGATTGATGCAACTTATTGTTGTATCGGGAACTATTCAAGCAAACATTGCGACATCGGGAGCCATAACACTTGGGCAGTTCTACAAAGTTGCGGTGGCATGCGAGCAGGACGACTTATTTTTTACCTAAATGGAGTTCAAGTTGGAGTTGATACTTCGGGGACTATTCCCGCAGCCTTAACGCAAATGCAATTCTCAAAGCGCTGGGGCTACCGATTTAACCAACCAACGATTAAGGGCCATTGCCCTCTACACCACAAGGCTCACCAACGCTCAACTCGCCGCCCTAACCGCTGCTCCGTAATGCCGACCTTCCGCAAATTCGCATTCCCAAGCCAAGCCACCGCAGACAAGGTACTGCAATCCCTGCAACCGCTTGACAACGCCGTACGCGCTTGGTACGCATTGACCGGCCTTGTCTGCTACGACATCCTGTTCCAAGACACAGCCTGTCTGCGGCATTCACGCAGTACATCGTATGGCCAACCCCCTGCGGAGTGCATTCCTTCCTCGGTTGGGATGCGCAATACAGGCAGACTACCAAGAATTTGCAACACCTCACACGCCCTAACATTTACAACCATGGGCCTATTTCGCAAGCGTAACCCCGACCAACCCAAACTCCCTTTTATGAAATCAGCAGTCATCGCTTTACTTCGCCACCTGTTAACCTTTATCGGAGGCACACTCGTCGCCAAAGGGTTACCTGACGCAACCGCCTTGCAAGAAATTATTGGCGCAATCATTACCCTGCTTTCCGTAGGCTGGATGACTGTACGAGAAAGTAAAGGCTAAACCCGAAGTTCCCAAACCGTGAACCTAATCGAAACCACCGTAATCGGCACGGTCAGCGCAATCGTTGGCGGTGCAGTCGCTTGGCTTACCAAAGGGCAAGTTCCACGGCGGATTCGTTGCAGGTGAAGCAAGCCCAAGCCAGGTGCTGGCGATGTGGCAGGCGACCGCAGAAGCACAAAACAAGGAGTTAACACAACTTCGGAATGAAGTAGTAGCTTTGCGTCAGCGGATAGAGTGTTTGGAGAACACAATCCAAGTGCTTGAAGCCGAGAACGCAACTCTACGCCAAGCCTGATGCTCCTACCACTTACCAAGCACCACCGCAACATCCACGACCTTTCCTGCCAATCGGGGCAGGAGTTCCTGTTAATCTCCGACCTGCATTGGGACAATCCCCATTGCGATAGGACACTACTCGCCAACCATCTCAAGGAGGCACAACGCCGCAATGCAGGGGTCATCGTCAACGGTGACTTTTTTGTTTAATGCAGGGCAAGGGCGACCCGACGGAGCGAGGAGGACATCCGCCCCGAACATAACAACGCAAGGTACTTGGATTCTATCGTCAACACGGCGGTGGAATGGTTCAGCCCTTACGCCAAGAACCTGCTCCTGCTCGGTTACTGGCAATCACGAAACAGCGATAATCCATCATCAGGAAACCGACATCCTGGCAACGCTTTGCCAGCACCTTGAACTACGCCACAGGGTCAGCAGTTCAAGTTGGCGGCTACGGCGGAACGCTGGACATTCGAGTACTGCACGACCACATCCGTGGCGTGAACTTCGTGTGCCACTACTACCACGGCGCAGGAGGTGGCGGCCCAGTTACCAAGGGCGTCATCCAAGACCGAACGCCTCCTTGCATCCACCGAAGGCTACGACTTGACGTGGATGGGCCACGTCCATGAACTTTGTTACCACCAAAACATCATCCACCGCTATGACCGCCAAAAAAAAACGCTCATTCAAAAACCTGTTCACCAACTGCGTACTGCGACTTACAAAGAGGAATGGGATGGCGGGTACATGGGCTTTCACACTGAAAGAGGCCGAGGCCCGAAGCCTTTGGGAGGCTATTGGATGAAGCTGGAAACGAGCAGAAACAGCACGCAAGGATAATCGAGGGCCAGAGGTGCAGCTGCACGCCACGTTCACCCTGCGGATAGGTTGTACTAAGTCGTACGAAGAAATCGTACACCTAAAGTAGCGGATTCGCTAACCCCTCGAAATCGATGGGTTTTGCATTACAAACCACGCATTAACGCCGTTAATTGTTATTAATGGTGGGTTTGTCATTCTTTGCCCCTGCAGTTAGGTACAGGTAGCCGTACTCTTTTTCTGCGCTGAATCGAGGGCAGTCCTTAGTCACGTTCGGGAAATCCCTGTGTCCACAAATGCGAGCCGTCGGGTACTTCTGCAGCCAACCGAGCAACACCGCTGCAATCGCTTGCCTTTGGCCGATAGTGCGATCACCCTCATCCTTGCCTCCAATGTAGGACACGTGCAGGCTCGTTAGTTGTGGCCTGCACTCCGTTGGTGATGGCGGAGTCAGGTGCCAACTGTACGATATTACCGTTCGCCTCAATTACCTCACCAGACACCCACGGACTTCCAGCCAAGGGCTTCTTTCCAATAGCGGCGGATGGATGCGATAGTGGTGTTCTTCGGGGTCGCCGTGCAATGCACAACGAGGTGGGTTATTTGTCTCATTCTTCGGGGTTAAGGAGGGGATAGTAGTCAATCGTGTGGGGGTCATCGTTGGGCAGTCCTGACGCATGGACTTCCTTGACGTTGTGCCATTGGGTCATCTTCGGGTCGTAGCCCAGCAACTCGCAGGCACGGCGGTATTCGCACAGGGCAACGTGGTTCTGCTCCAGTTCGGAGTTGGATATGGATATCATGAGCCTCTCCAATGCGTTGGTAAGGGCTTCGGCAGGTCTTGTGGAGTAGTAGGTCATGGCGCAAAATTAACGCTATTTATGCCGAAAATTGGGAATTTATACCGCTTCGGGTGTAGGCTCATAAAAAAAAAAAAAAAATTTGACGCAAGAGGTCGCAAATATGAAGAGGCGGTATTAACTTTGTCCTACAAACCAACCACTAAACCATGAAAACAAACATCGAAGTCACCCCGAATCACCCCGCCTACCAACAGGTAATTGAGTTCATGACCGAACTGCTTCCAAAAGTTGAGATGGCAAAAAGCGAAATGGATGTACGCCAAAGTAGTTCGTGAGAACTGCACCGAAGACACCTCCTTCTTTTGGGGTGCAGGTGGACACCATATTTGGATTCACCATTCCGCAATGCCTAACGAAAGAGTAGCAATCATCCGCTACTAACCAACCGAGGGGTGCGGCTCGCCGAACGCACGTTTTATTCCACCCACTAAACCCAAAACCATGAAATTCACAACACCATCAGGTAGCCGCTTCGACACCGAAGTTACTGCAAAGTCCAATCTGCTAATGACCTTTGACGCAAATGGTAATCAAGTATTCGACCACCTTCGCCTAACGTATCGGGGCTTTGCGTAGTAGCCCTTAGTAAAAACTTAAAATTAACCACGACACTTGACAGGGCTATTACGCAAAACCCTTGTTATGTGCCGTTAAAGTTTGAAGCAAAATGTTTGATAACATAAAAGTATTTAAGACAAAGATTGTCAAGCCAAGAGTTAAACACCAATGCATAAAATGTGGTGGCAATATAGAGCCAAAACAAGAATGTGTAAACACTACATTTTCCTATGATGGAAGATTGATTAGTGTTTATTTCTGTCAAGGTGAAAAGTGTCGTTTTTAATGGCACATAACTGGACGCTATACTATGACGACGCAATTCATGGAGCCAGTTGCAATGATTGAGGTCGAGCATTCATTTGGTCTAACCGAGGTCTGCGAAGAGTTTATTTGGCAATAATGACCCCAAACCGAGGGGTGCAACTCGCCAACGCACGTTTTCTTCCACACTCTAAACCAAAAAACCATGAATAAGCTCGAACGCACAATCGATGCCGCAATGACGGTAATCACCTACCTCGCCGCCGCTGGTGGCTTTTATTGGATTTTTGTCCGCTTCGTTATCACCTATCTCAAAACCCTCTAAACCACCAAACCATGCACAAGTTTAAAACCACCAACATCAAAGGGAAGGACTACGTTGAGGTCAACCAACGCCTCCTGTACTTCCGCAACGAGAAAACCTACGCCGATTGGAGCATCGAATCCGAACTCGTTGACCTGCAACCTGACCGCTGCTGCATCCGTGCTGTCATCCGTGATGCCGAAGGCCGCATCAGGGCAACAGGACACGCACACGAAGACCGCACCAGTAGCATGATAAACAAGACCTCGTATGTCGAGAACTGCGAAACCTCTGCCTTCGGTCGTGCCTTGGCTGCCTTGGGTATCGGCATCGAAACATCCATTGCATCCGCCAACGAGGTCAGCATGGCAATCGCCCAGCAGGCTAACCTTGACGACCTCACCGACCGCCTTGGCTTGGTTTCGACTTACTCCGACCTTGACATGGCAACGCTCAAGGCTGACTTCATTAAGTTGGTCGAGCAACTGCCCGAAGACCAGCGGTTCAAGTATCACGACCACAAGGGCATGACCCCGGCACGGTATGAGAAAGGCATCAAGTTCCTGCAAGACCAAATCGCTAAATTCAAAAAGCCATGACCCTGCTCGAACAATGCAATGCCGATGTGTTCAAGGCAATCATCGACATTAAAGCCGAGCATCCCGAAATGGGGCAAGCCATCATCAATCTACTCCAAAAACACGAGTACTGGTGGCAGATGAGCGGCAACGAAATCCTCTCCCTCGCCATGCCCATGCGTGATATATGGGACCGCAAAATCTTCACCTTCCACCTTCTATTCGAATCTCAACCCACAACCAAAATGCCATGACCCAAGAACTCTGTCACCATCCCCAAGTCGGACATCAGCAAGGCTGAAATCTCCGCAATCGCCACTGGCCTCATCCTTCGCATCGAAGAAGGAGAGGTTAATCCAGTAGCCGCACACGTTCGCCTAAAGGCAATCATCAAAGCCCTTGAGCAAGTCTTACGCTCCACCGAGCAAATCGTGTGGGATGAGGCAGAACTTAACGGCAGAACCTTCTCCGCATTCGGTGCTGACATCCAACTCAAGGAGGGGGCAATGACCCCTGACTACACAGTCGACAAGGAATGGGCGAACCTCAACTCCATGATAAAGGGCCGTGAGGAACTGCTCAAAGCAGCCTTCCGCAACGCTGGCAAGATGACCGTCATTGATGAAGCCACTGGCGAGGTCGTGCCGGTATGCCCAGCCAAGGGAACCAAGCCGTCTATCGCAGTAACGTTTCGTTAACGCCACCGAAATGAGACCAGCACCACCAAAGAAACGCAAGGGCGTACAAATTGTCGGCAGGGTCGCAGGAGTGAACGCCGCAATGCTGCTCCTTGACAAGCCCTACAGGGCCACCGAATTAGCCGAGGCACTTGGTATGCACATCCGTATTACTTATCGCATCCTGAACGATTTAAGAGCCACGGGCCACCTATATTCGCACCGCTGTTACTTTTGGTTTGACCCGAAGAAGAACAATGACTTACAACACCTAATGCCAATCAAAGACACAAACCTTTAACCCCAACCCAAAACCCATGAGCGATTACACCCCCAACCCAACACCTTCACCTTGTTCGCAAACGACAAAGGTGACAACCCCAAGCGTCCTGATTACAAAGGCGACATCATTCTCCCCGATGGCACCAAGATGCGGCTCTCCGCATGGGATAAGGAAGGCAAGAGCGGCAAGCGGTTCCTGTCAGGCAAGGTGGAACCATTCCAGCAGCAGACCAGCGGCGGGAATTTTGCACCCCAAGATGGTGATATGCCTTTTTAGTGTAACTTTGTGAACTAATTACATTTACTACTATAGCCCATTTGAAATTGCAGCCAAATGGTGCTTCCGATAAAGGGTTCATTCTCTAACCCCTGCCCTGGCTGCTGCAATCAGTCAGGGTTTTTTTTCTTGCCATGGCAACAATTTCACTATTCAAGGCCGCAAAAGGAGCGGCAACACGGAACACCACGCCCGACGATCACCTGGACTTTGCGGAGTACATCACCAATATCCGTGATGGGTATTGGTACAACGAGGTGACCGCATACCGTGCCGCCAAGACGGACGAAACCAAACGCAGGCTTTCTGCCGTTACACCGAGCGGGAAGTTTAAGAAGCAATCGTAACTAAATGTTTTTGCGGATGCTCTTCGTTCAGTTACGTATTGCTAACAACACCTCCAGCAATTCAGATTGAAGGATCAGACTACGCAGGTGCATCTTGGTATTCAATCGGAAGCCCGCTCACCGGTGTTGCTTCAAGTACAGTTCAAACAACTGTGAACAACTTGAACTCACAATTCATTAGGGCTCGCGTTTCAACCGTTGGCGCAACTGTCACACCGGGTTACGTGCTCCTCAAAGGGTTTTAACTGTAGAAAATTAAATATGAAACTGAAACTTGTAACGATTGAAATAGGCACTGGCATTATCCATTGCCAAGCGGCTTGGCTAGTTCAAGACGTTCAAAACACTGTAGCGTTCAAGATTCCGGAGGCTGATTTGTACCAAAAGCAGCAATCCGGCGATCGTAAATGTTTTGATCAGATTGTGTTTGTTAGTCGCTTTTTTTTTGGAATTTTTTTTTTGGAATTTTTTTTTTGCGCTAACAACCTCCTGCCGTTTTGCCCGTGCATATCGGTCACGAACAAATCTGATTACTAAACACAGTAGCCTGGATTTGTTCTATCAGTAATCGACCTTATTCCTAATTAAATAGAGCAAATCCCCTTATTGGGGGTAAGACATGAAGATGCCAGAAAAACATGACCTGTTGGCCGCCATTCTCGCGGCAAAGGAACAAGGCATCGGGGCAATCCTTGCGTTTGCAATGGCGTACCTTCGCGGCAGATATAATGGCGGTGCGTTTACAAAAACAGTAATCGACGCAACGATGTGCGCCATTATCGCCTAGTTCATTCGTGACCTTCTCGACTTCGCCGGACTAAGTAGCAATCTCGCTTATATAACGAGCGTGTTTATCGGCTACATCGGTACTGACTCGATTGGTTCGCTTATCAAACGCTTCGCTGCTAAAAAAGCCGGAGTAGAAGATGGTAGAAATCAATAATCAACGTAAGGCGTTCCTCGATATGCTGGCGTGGTCGGAGGGAACTGATAACGGACGTCAGAAAACCAGAAATCATGGTTATGACGTCATTGTAGGCGGAGAGCTATTTACTGATTACTCCGATCACCCTCGCAAACTTGTCACGCTAAACCCAAAACTCAAATCAACAGGCGCCGGACGCTACCAGCTTCTTTCCCGTTGGTGGGATGCCTACCGCAAGCAGCTTGGCCTGAAAGACTTCTCTCCGAAAAGTCAGGACGCTGTGGCATTGCAGCAGATTAAGGAGCGTGGCGCTTTACCTATGATTGATCGTGGTGATATCCGTCAGGCAATCGACCGTTGCAGCAATATCTGGGCTTCACTGCCGGGCGCTGGTTATGGTCAGTTCGAGCATAAGGCTGACAGCCTGATTGCAAAATTCAAAGAAGCGGGCGGAACGGTCAGAGAGATTGATGTATGAGCAGAGTCACCGCGATTATCTCCGCTCTGGTTATCTGCATCATCGTCTGCCTGTCATGGGCTGTTAATCATTACCGTGATAACGCCATTACCTACAAAGCCCAGCGCGACAAAAATGCCAGAGAACTGAAGCTGGCGAACGCGGCAATTACTGACATGCAGATGCGTCAGCGTGATGTTGCTGCGCTCGATGCAAAATACACGAAGGAGTTAGCTGATGCTAAAGCTGAAAATGATGCTCTGCGTGATGATGTTGCCGCTGGTCGTCGTCGGTTGCACATCAAAGCAGTCTGTCAGTCAGTGCGTGAAGCCACCACCGCCTCCGGCGTGGATAATGCAGCCTCCCCCGACTGGCAGACACCGCTGAACGGGATTATTTCACCCTCAGAGAGAGGCTGATCACTATGCAAAAACAACTGGAAGGAACCCAGAAGTATATTAATGAGCAGTGCAGATAGAGTTGCCCATATCGATGGGCAACTCATGCAATTATTGTGAGCAATACACACGCGCTTCCAGCGGAGTATAAATGCCTAAAGTAATAAAACCGAGCAATCCATTTACGAATGTTTGCTGGGTTTCTGTTTTAACAACATTTTCTGCGCCGCCACAAATTTTGGCTGCATCGACAGTTTTCTTCTGCCCAATTCCAGAAACGAAGAAATGATGGGTGATGGTTTCCTTTGGTGCTACTGCTGCCGGTTTGTTTTGAACAGTAAACGTCTGTTGAGCACATCCTGTAATAAGCAGGGCCAGCGCAGTAGCGAGTAGCATTTTTTTCATGGTGTTATTCCCGATGCTTTTTGAAGTTCGCAGAATCGTATGTGTAGAAAATTAAACAAACCCTAAACAATGAGTTGAAATTTCATATTGTTAATATTTATTAATGTATGTCAGGTGCGATGAATCGTCATTGTATTCCCGGATTAACTATGTCCACAGCCCTGACGGGGAACTTCTCTGCGGGAGTGTCCGGGAATAATTAAAACGATGCACACAGGGTTTAGCGCGTACACGTATTGCATTATGCCAACGCCCCGGTGCTGACACGGAAGAAACCGGACGTTATGATTTAGCGTGGAAAGATTTGTGTAGTGTTCTGAATGCTCTCAGTAAATAGTAATGAATTATCAAAGGTATAGTAATATCTTTTATGTTCATGGATATTTGTAACCCATCGGAAAACTCCTGCTTTAGCAAGATTTTCCCTGTATTGCTGAAATGTGATTTCTCTTGATTTCAACCTATCATAGGACGTTTCTATAAGATGCGTGTTTCTTGAGAATTTAACATTTACAACCTTTTTAAGTCCTTTTATTAACACGGTGTTATCGTTTTCTAACACGATGTGAATATTATCTGTGGCTAGATAGTAAATATAATGTGAGACGTTGTGACGTTTTAGTTCAGAATAAAACAATTCACAGTCTAAATCTTTTCGCACTTGATCGAATATTTCTTTAAAAATGGCAACCTGAGCCATTGGTAAAACCTTCCATGTGATACGAGGGCGCGTAGTTTGCATTATCGTTTTTATCGTTTCAATCTGGTCTGACCTCCTTGTGTTTTGTTGATGATTTATGTCAAATATTAGGAATGTTTTCACTTAATAGTATTGGTTGCGTAACAAAGTGCGGTCCTGCTGGCATTCTGGAGGGAAATACAACCGACAGATGTATGTAAGGCCAACGTGCTCAAATCTTCATACAGAAAGATTTGAAGTAATATTTTAACCGCTAGATGAAGAGCAAGCGCATGGAGCGACAAAATGAATAAAGAACAATCTGCTGATGATCCCTCCGTGGATCTGATTCGTGTAAAAAATATGCTTAATAGCACCATTTCTATGAGTTACCCTGATGTTGTAATTGCATGTATAGAACATAAGGTGTCTCTGGAAGCATTCAGAGCAATTGAGGCAGCGTTGGTGAAGCACGATAATAATATGAAGGATTATTCCCTGGTGGTTGACTGA